CAGTTATTACAATGGAATGGATCCTATTGAATTATTCTTCCATCTTCAAGGTGGTAGAGTTGGTCTTATTGATACTGCTATTAAAACAGCAGAATCTGGATATATGCAGAGAAGATTGATCAAAGCCCTTGAAGACTTAACTGTCAAATACGGCGGTACTGTAAGAAATGCTATTAACAATATTGTCCAGTTTGCTTATGGAGATGATGGCATTGATCCTTGCAAACTCAACAAACAGGAATTGAAATTAGTTGAGTTGAGTGATCAAGATTTGGATAAGAAATATTTAATCACGGATGAGGATTTGAATCTTTTGAAAACGATTATGGTTCCAGAAGCGTACAAAGAAATGACTTCTCATAAGGATTATATTGAACAACTTCGTGAAGATTACCAAATTATCAAGGATTTGAGAAATTATGCTCGTAAAAATTATTTCAAGGATATGAATGTTATGAACACCACCATTTTCTCTCCAGTTCTATTTTATAGAACGATTGGCAATGCCAAGGAGATGTTTAAGATTCAATTAAATAAGAAGACTGATTTGACTCCTGATTATATTAGAAAATGTTTTGTTGAATTAGAGGCTGAGTTAAGAAAATATTTACCTGAATTCTCACTCAATATTTTTAGAGCATTATTGTACAGCAATTTATCAACTAAGATTTCAATGATCGAATTTAAATTCAACAAGACAGTTTTCAAATTTATCATTGATACCATTCGTGAAAAATTTTTGAGTTCTCTTGTTCAACCAGGAGAGATGGTTGGTATCGTTGGTGCTCAATCAATGGGTGAGCCCTTGACTCAAATGTCTGTTCCAGGTGATACTAAAATTATGATTCATCAAAATGGTAAATTATTGAAGACTACTATTGGAGATTTTATCGATGAGACTATTAGAAAGAAGAATGGAAAAATATTCTTAGATGATAGTGGATTACACACTATAATGGAAATTCAAGATGATTGCTCGATTTTGTCAGTTTCCAATGATGAGAAGATGGCTTGGAAGAAGATTTCAAAAGTAAGTCGCCATCCTCCTAATGGACAATTGATGAAAGTAGAAACAAGAAGTGGAAGAATTACAAAGGCTACTTTATCGCATTCATTTTTGAAGAGAACTGAGAATGGAATTGTCCCCATTGAGGGAAGTAACTTGAAGATTGGTGATAGAATACCAATATCAAATGTGATTCCTTGTTCCAACGATAATATTAATTCAATTACTATTAATGACAAACAAATTGATGTTGATGAGAGTTTTGGATATTTTTGTGGATTATATTTTTGCGAAGGTATGCAGTCCAAATATGGAATTAAATTTCAAAGGAAATCATCAAATGATAATGCGGAGAATACTATTGAAAGATTATGCATTAAGTATAAGTTTCCCAGTGAATTTAGAGAATCAACTATTTTGGTGAAGAATACTCACTTGCAGGAATTTATGAATCATCATTTCGCGAAGATTAACAATGAGAAATCAATTCGTGCTTTTGTGTTTCAATCCAATATTGATTTTATTCGTGGATTTTTATCAGCTATTACTGATAACGAAGCTACAATTGATGAGAATAGAATGATTGTTAAATTTAGCAATTACAATAGAGACTACATTGGTGATTTGTCCCTCCTATTTAATTACATTGGTGTTTATGGGTATATGGCTATTGAGAATAGAAAGAATAATTCAATCAATACTCTTACTATTACTCGCAAGTATATTCCTCTTTTACAAAAGAACATTTCATTGAGTTTATATAAATCGATTTCATTGACCAAGATTGTTGGATACGTTAATAGAGAAGATGTTCACGATGTATCCGAGTATGTTGATAAGATTCCTGAGGTTGGCAATTTAATAGCCGATGTTGCTAAGATGTTACAAATTAAGAATCATAGCCGTGTTTATGGAAGATGGCGTTCAAAAGAGAGCATTGGAAGGAGAACACTTCAAAAGTATATTAGTTTATTCAAGCTTGAAGATACAACTAACAATGAAATTCTTCAAAAGATCAAATTACTTGAACAAGCAGCGAATTGTGAGGTTATTTGGGATGAAATTATGTCGATTGAATATTACGATGGACCAAAGGATGAATATGTTTATGATTTTACTGTACCAGGAAGTGAAAGTTTTATGGTTGATGACGGTGTTATGGTACATAATACGTTAAATAGTGTTGAATGGAATACTGATATGTTGATTAAAGTGGATGGAGAATTAATAAGAACTAAGATAGGAGAATGGATCGATAATAGAATTAGTGTTGCTAAGCAAGAAAACATTGAAAATCATCCAAACAACACTATTTTAGAGTATGTGAGAGATAAAAAGATTTTTGTACCTGCTTGCAAAGAAAATGGTCAAATTATTTGGGATGAAGTTGAAGCAATCACGAGACATCCAGTTGTGAATAAAGATGGAACAAATACCTTATTGAAGATTATAACTGCTAATGGAAGAGAAGTTATTGCGACAAAAGCTAAAAGTTTCTTAAAGAGAGTAGATAACAAAATTATTGGAGTTGATGGTGATTCATTAAAAGTTGGAGATTACTTACCAGCAAAAAATGATGATTGTGAAAATTTTATTATTCCAGACATTCAAACAAAACAATGGGGGAAAATTAAATTATTAAAGAGTGAAATTACTCATTATTTATCGTTAGTTGATAATGACGAAGACAAAATAATCTTGAATAACATTTTAAATGAGGATATTATTTATGACGAGGTAATTAAAATTGAAGAAGTTATCTCAGAGCATCCTTGGGTTTATGATTTAACGGTGAAAGAAACGCGGAACTTCAATATTTACAATGGATTATGTATGCGTGATACTTTTCATTCAGCAGGTATTGGTGCTAAAGCTGTTATTACTACTAAAGGTGTTCCAAGAATTCGTGAAATCATTAATGTTGCTAAAACAATTGCAAGTCCATCTATGGATATTTATCTCAAACCTGAGTTCACAACTGATATTAACAAAGCGAAGATGATTAGCAATCAAATTGAATTCACTAAGTTACAAAACATTGTTGACAAGACTATGATTATTTACGAGAACAATGATCAAGATACAAATGACAATGAGGATATGGAATTCATTCAAACTTATCAAGAATTCGCCCAAATGATTGGCGTATCACAGTGTCCAGAAGATGAGTTGAGTCGTTGGGTACTAAGAATTGTATTTAACAAGGAGAAGATGATGAGCAAGAACATTTACTTATCTGATATCCAAGATGTTATTCAAAGAAACAGTGTGGAAGATGATATTCAATGTACATTCTCTGATGATAATGCCAAAGAATTGATGATGAGAATTAGAGTGAGAGAAGACAGCTACGATGGAGATTACTTAGGATTTTTACAGGAATTAGAGAAGATTTTGATGAGTATTACAATTAGAGGAATCCCTAATGTGGAGAAAGTAGAGCCAGATACTATGAGAAAAATCAAGTATAATGAGGATGGTAGTTATGTACAGGCAACTGAGTGGTACTTGGCAACTGTTGGAAATAATTTGTTGGATGTTTTGATGAATGAGAATGTTGATTCCAATAGAACACTAAGTAATGATATCCACGAGATCAATGAAATTTTTGGAATTGAGGCAACAAGAAATTTGATTATGCGAGAATTATTGAAGACACCAGATTACGAAGGATTCTATAGACATATTAGTCTTCTTGGAGATATTATGACTCATAGAGGTGTAATTATGCCAATAGAGAGACATGGTATTAATCGCTCCGTAGAAAGAGGTCCTATTGCGAAGGCTACATTTGAGGAGAGTACAGAAATTCTAGTGAAAGCATCAACATTTGCAGAGAAGGATAAGATGGGAGGAGTGAGTGCGAATGTAATGTTTGGTCAATTACCAAAAGTAGGAACTAACGCATTTGATTTGTTATTTGACGAGAGCAAATTTATGATGGAGTTGAAGGCAATGAGAGATAAGGAAAAAGTTGAGAATAAGGTTGAAGTTTCTCCTGATATTATTGAGAGTAAATTATCAAAGGAATATGAAGAAAACTTAGGTGATATTATTGATTCACAATTTGATTTTGCATTTGACGCTACTAAGAATGCTGAGAAACAATTAGCTCCCCATATTTTCCCCGACACAGGTATTGAAGTTAAAGAAGAAACTATAAAGAAGAAGCGGTCGATTAAGATGAAGAAGTAGAATTTTTTAATTTTTATTATAAAAAAATATTTGCATTTTTATGGAAACTATATTATTTTTGCATTTCCATAAAGCAGGTGGCACAACCATTAATAGATTATTCAATAACAAAAAGAAATATCCCTTGAACAAAAATGGTAATCCATATTTGGACAAGGAAACTATAATTCATTTTTGGAATTTTAATTTAGAACAGTTTGAGCAATTTAAGAGAATGTTGAAGAAATTAGAAGTAAGATTTATTGCTATGGAGTGGAACTTTTTCAAGAATGATGTGTCTTTTAAAGGTGTTCGATTGATTACTTGTTTAAGAGATCCTTATGATAGATTTATATCCAATTTGAATTACGACAAAAAATTAGATGCGAGAGAGTATCAAAAGGAAAACATAAAATGTAGTGATTATGTTAATAAAAAACCATTCTATATTAATTACAATAAGAACAATTACTATGTCAAATTATTAAATGGATTAGGAGATAGACCGGATGTAGATGTGGATGAGAGTGATTTGGAGAATGCTAAGAAATTGTTGGAAAAATTTAGGGATATTATTATATTGGAAAAACCCTGGACATTTAATCAATTGAAAAAATATGGTATAAAAAATTATTACAAAAAAAATGAGACACTTACACCCAAAATAGATGGAGGAATGACAAGAGAGGAATTTGTAAAAAATAATATGTTAGATTATGAATTGTATAATTATGCTTGCTATTTAGTGGAAAATAAGAAAAAATTGAAAAAAAAGTAGGTAATTCTCATTAAATAAAAATGGACATCGAAGAACCGAAAACAATTTGGGAAGTTTTTAAACACGACCAAATATTTATTAACTATTTAACAGCTCAAAAAGATATCCAATTTTATACATCTATACATCCTAGTATGCAAATTAATTTGCTACAGTGGTTTTTATGGTATATAGGCTCAGGAGTAAGAGCTTTCAACGAAGTATTACACGGTAATTTTTCAAGAAAGGACTGGGCTTTTCACAAGATAGATTTGATGCATAAATACTTACCTAAGGAAATATGGAAAGAGTTAGTTCACAGTTCTACTGGATATTCTGATAAATGTAAAACTATACATTTCTTTGCAAGAAATGCATATTCTGTTAAACCCGAACATCTAGACGCTATAAATACGTGGTTAGATGAAGTCAATGGAAGATTTTGTTATAGCCATTTCCCAGATGACTATGGATATTTACCTGGTGAGTATGTTAGCTTTCATAGGAAAAGACAGGAAGTTTTTCGTAAGAGAGGAAAGAATAGAATTGACCCACTTGTAAAAAAATATCATGATCTTGAAGTAAAAATTAGAGACTACATAGATACAAGATATGGAGA